GTGGATGAAGCCTTCCAGGGTAGCGTCGGCCACGTCAACGCCAATGATTTGGGAGAACTCATCTACCGGACGACCGCGACGCTTGAACGCTTCTTCCGTGGTCTGGTACGGGCCGTATTTCCACGGCGCCTTCACACCAACAGCTTCGCCAGCGCCGATCTTCTTCGAAACCACTTTGGCTTCGGAGTTGACGTCGCGGTGATCCAGGCCGCCGCCGAGCTTGTAGAAAGCGCGCTTGCGGAAATCGCCTTCGATCATTTCGTTATCGAGGACGATGGCGCCGTTGGAGGATGCGTTGAACACATCCAGGTTGTCCTGGACGCGCTCCAGGTATGCGGTTTGCGCCTCATCGTTGTAGATGATCAGGTCGCTGTTGACGGTTGTCGCCATGGGTATTTCCCCTTACTTGGGCAATTGCAGATATGCGGTTTGGCCGTGCTTGCGCTGGTAGTCGCGCTTCTGCTCGGAGGTCATTTCGGAGCGCTTGAATGCAGCCTGGCCGCCACCCCCGCCCGGGGCTTGTGTCCCTGAAGCCCTTGGCCACAGGTGAGGCGCGCTTTCGCGCAGGGATTCCGCCCATTCGAGCGGGGTTAGAGGGGTCTTGCCGTCTTTGCCGAGGATGGTCTGGCCGGACTCATCCACAGCGACCGCATCGCCATCTTCGTTCAGGGTGAACACGCCTTTGGCGCGTAGGATGATGTCGTCGGTTGCTTCCGGCAGTGCGCCGGCCTTCAATGCAGCGCCGCGCACCGCGTCACCCAGGACTTTGCCCTGGAACTTGGCCGCGAAGGACTCAGCCTTCTCTGCGCGCGCGCTGACGGTCTTCAACTGCTTGTCGTATTCGCCACGCAAGCGTTCAGTGCGCTTGTTGAACACTTCGTCCACCTTGCCCTCTGTCAGCAGCTTGGTTTCCTCGTCCTGGCCGGCACGGCTGAGCAGCCCTTTCACAGCGTCGATATCGATGCCTTCGAACTGGGTTTCGAACTGGGTCAGCTTGCCGGTCGTTTCCTTCAGCTTGCCCAGCAGCTCATTGTTTTTGGACTTCAACCCAGTCACGGAGGCTTCAACGGCAGTCGCGATAGCGGCCTTGATTGCCGGGTTTTCCAGGTCGATTTCGTTTTCTTCTGCCACGTTGATGCACCCCTTGGGTATGTTTCGCCCGCTTTGCAGGCAATAAAAAACCGCCCGGAGGCGGCTGAGTAAGTGTGTTCGGCTAAATTCCGGCGCGTTCGAAGGCGAGAGGCTCCAGGCTTTTCATCTGCTTCAATGTCAGCGGCGCAAAGTTGCGATCAAGCTGCAGCTCGGCGAAGCGCTCTACGGTCAATCCGCCTTCCCGGAACAGCTTGCCGCGTACAGGGCCGATAGCCACATCCTGGAACGATGCCGGCTGCTGCTGGAGCCAGTGGTAGTAATCCAGGCTCGCACTGACCTGCTGGCCGCCACCGGCACCCACTGAAGCGCGGGTAGCGCCTTTGGCGAACATCGCGCTGAGCTTGGTCAGCAGAATGAAGGTGGTACGGCAGTTCGGGTGAAACGGCGGCCTTGGCCCGGAATCCACCGGAAACTTGCGCTTATCCATCGAGCGGCATTGCTGGCTGGTCTTGCTGTCCAGCGTCGCCACCATCTGGATCTCTTCGACGATATCCGTGTTGGCCTTCGCCACCTCCATGCGCGCCTGGGACGACACATGCTGAATCGCGGTGTGCACGACTGTGCTGGCGTTACGGTTGGTTGTCGCCAGGATGCCGTCTTTGTACCCCGCCGCCTTGGTACCGCGAATGTTGCGAATGATCTGGAAGTTGGTTTGACCCTCGAAGAAGCCTTGCCGGATCGTGCCAGTGACACGCTCACGCTCGGCGCCGGTCCACCCCTTAATGAACGCCTTAAGCAGCTTTCCGCCACCGGTGCCACGCACACTGAGCGGGTTCGTCAGCACTGCGGTACGGATTGCAGCAGCTGTCGGCGCAACCACATCCAGCGACACGCCAACCGGCGCCGATCTGGCAAGACTGGTCGCCTCGAACTCGGCCTCGTAATTGGCGATGTCCATCAGGTCGAGGTTCAGTTGCGCGCTATAGCGGTCGAAGATGCCCAGCAGCAGGCTATCCACTTCCTTCAACAGTGCTTCCAGACGTTTGACGTTGTACTCGGTCAGGTCCGACTGGGTGAGCCGGTCACGGATCGAGCGATCAATCTCCTTGAGGAAGGGGGCGAACTTGCCCACCTCCCCAGCCTTGAGCTTTTCGAGAAAGACAGCGTGCCTGATGGTCGCGTCAAGGATTGCTTGGTTTGCCGCCATTCGGTTTGTCCTCGTCGTCCAGGCCCAAGCCGTCGCCCTGCTCTTCCAGTTCGCCGTCAATCTGCAGGTCAGTGCGTTCTGGCGCGATTAGTCCCAGCTTGCGCAAGTACGCCCGCAGGTCAGCTTTCGCGAAGCCGCCGTTCTGCCACAAGCCAACCAAAGCCGTGATCATCTGCGGATCGGCCGTCAGTTCCACGAACTCTTGATTGACCTGGTAGGCGACCTTCTTGTCGGCAATACCCATGTACATGCAGCACCACATAATGGCTCGCGTGTAGGCCTCGCTGACGTTGGCTACGCATCCAGCAAGAACCGATGTAGATGCTGATTGATCGCCACGGGACTCGGTTGCGGTCTTGGTCGCAAGCGACGCAACCACCATCCGGGCGCCCAGCTCGATCATCATCTGGTTCTTGTCGGCCATGGCCTCCTTAACCAGCGTATTGGGCGCTGGCTGCGCGTAACCGAATGCGCCACCAACGGGCAGCATCATGGGGGCTCGGGAGCCGACATAGATGCCGTTCTTCTCCATCCAGTCGCGCCAGGACTCGTCGAGCCCACTGATCCACGGCTGGGCCTGACCACACCAGAACACGCTGTCTTCGTAGTCGGCGCTGTTCCGGTAATGGCCCAGGTTGATCATGGCTATGTCATACAGAGGCGACTCATCGATGCTTGGGTCGTTGTTCTGTGCACCGACGAAGGTGAACGGGATCTCTTTGAGGCGCCCCGTGACGCCTTCCGGCTTGAATTCTTCGATGACAGTCAGCGGCCCACCACCTTTCGGCCCGGACCGGCGCCAAACACGACAAACGAAACCGTCATCCTCCAGCGCCAGTTCCCGGTACTGCTCAGCTGTCTTGTAGCCAAAACCATCCGGTATCTCCGGCGACTCGCGCAGCACCACCAGCGTCAGCACGCTATGGCCGTTCACCATGCCGGTGCGCCAGTTGATGATGTCTTCAGCGCAGTAGGACAAGATCACCGAATGCCCGCCGATACCATCGTCTTGGTGGTAGTCGACGTAAAGCCCGTGGCGCCCAGCTTCAAGAACCTTCTCCAGCGTTCCTTGGGAGTGCTGGTAAATGCTCACGCCGGAGCCGTTGGCGTTGTCCTGTAGGTATTCCAGCTTCTTCGGCACCGTCAGCGTCGGGTCTTTGTGAAAGGCCAGGCCAAGCAAACCGTTTCGGGTGTGCCCAGTGGCGTTCTTGAACACCGCGCGCTCGCGGTATGCCCGGTTACGGTCTTCGTTCTCCGGCGACTTGTCGTGCGCGTTGATGTACGGCAGCCGATCCACAACCCGGTGCTGGCCCGCGCAGACGTCGCGAACGGTCGCCCAGCGGTCCAGCACTGCTGTGTATTCCGCCCGCTGGAAGGAGACGTCGTTGCTCATCGGGCGTATCCCATTTTGATAGCGGTGACCGGTTTGATGATCGGGTACTCGCGGTGGATGAAGTAGCCGCCGGCGTCGTTCGCGTGATCGATGCCTGCGGTTTTATCTGGCTCCCCGTTCGCGCCCCACACCTGCTGCTCCAGGCCATCGGCGTAGGTCGGACAGGTGAGCGAGTTGACCAGGTAGCGACGCTCGCCCTGCGCATTGCAGAAGACGGCGTTCATTGCGTTGATTCGGTCCTTCACCGGCGGGTTTGCCGCTGGAGCAATGACCGCGAACCCGGCCTGCTTGAGCATGGCCAGGTCGGTGATGCTGGCGTTCACGGACTTGCGCGAATCGCCTGAGGCATCCGGGTAGATCCTGATCTCGCAGGTTTTCTTGAAGTCGTTGCCGTCGTGCTGCCAGTAGCGCTCCTTGATGCGGCG